CAAAAAACCCTAATCTCTTCTCCAGCATTAGAGAATGTTCGTCCTGCGGCATTTCCGATTACTGATTCTGGCACACCGAAAGAAGCGAGGATTTCTTCTTTTGTGATTTGACGCATCTGAATATATGCGGCATCTCGTGGTGACGCTGATGTATCAACGAAGTCTGCTCCATCATCTGATGAGATAACTGTTGTTTGACCAGCAGCGGCAATGTTGCCCCTAAATCTGCTCTTCAGTTCTTCCTTGTCGTCATCGTCAATTTCTCCACGCAAAACCAAGAGACCACCAGGGCGACCGTCATTGAGAAGGTAGTTGCGGTTATAAACCTTTGCCAAATTCTCAATTTCAACAGCAATTCCTGCTGCCTCCAATGGCGTCATTGAGAGGTATGGGTCAAGCGGATGAGGCCTACGAACCCAAATAACATCCTTCGGCTTCATGGTAACGATTGAACCGTTAGGCATTCTGACTTCATAGCCAGCAACGAAGTTCTTTGGGTCTGGGATTGGGGCAGTTGACTGAGGTGGCAAAAGGTTTAGACCAATAATTCCACCATCTCGCCCATAAATCTTCTCAATGAATACACCTCTAGTGCTCATTAAGAGTTGAGAAGAAAGTCTGTATCTGAAAATAAACGAGTTCTCACCAATGTTGGACTTGGTGTTAAGCAATTTAAGAATTTCTGAATTCTTTGCTTTTGTACCACTGAGCACTTCACCGTCTGGGGAATTATCTTTTCTCAAGATAATTGGGAGTCTTGCTTGGTTTCCAGCAATAGCGTCAATACAGCGAGCAACCCAAGTTACCTTCTGCATTCCCTCTTTATAGACACGCTCAATATCCCAAGAGTCAGAGTATGCCTTACCAGCAAAGCCAGGATTGTGAGCAATTGGCGCACCAGGTCCAATGCTCTTCTGGGATTGGTTCCCATTTAACGATTTGTTCTGAAAATTATTCCAAGCCATCTTTACTCAAGACCTAGTAGGAATCCCATAATTCCGCATGTAACACCTGCCGCAATAAAACCGAAAGCAGGCGAGACTAAGCCCGCCCCAACGCTTGTAAATACTATAAATCCTACCATCAATAGGTTGGCGAAGAATGAGCGTGTTGCTAATTGTTTCAATGCGGTAATAAAAAGAGAGATACTCTTTACAGCGAAAGCCTTTGCTTTAATGATGAAATTATTCATACGCACACACCGTAGCGCATAAACTGCACTCAATGTGCAATTACCTGCGAGAGAGAAAAATATGAGTACAGACTGGGCGAAGGTTCTTGAATACCTAGAACCCAAAAAACCGCCGTTTTGTCCAGAAGAGCCTTCAATGCCCCAAAAGGTGTTTCTAAGAACAAATGCTATTGAGGCGCTTTTTGGTGGTGCAGCGGGTGGTGGAAAGTCTTCTGCTTTGCTTATGTCTGCTCTTCAGTATGTGGATGTCCCAGGATATTCAGCAATCCTTTTCCGCCGTACATATGCTGACTTGTCGCTCCCTGGTGCTTTGATGGACCGATTTAAGTCATGGATTGATGGTGCTGACGACATCCACTGGAACGCTAATAGTTATGTGGCTACATTCCCGTCTGGGGCAAGAATCTCGTTTGGATACTTGAACAATACGAACGACTACCTCAGATATAAGGGTTCAGAATTTCAGTTCATTGGGATGGACGAAGTTACCGAAATCCGTGAATCTGACTACCGATACATGTTCTCCCGTCTCCGTCGCCCCAACTCTGGACCTCTTGCTCAGGTTCCGTTAAGAATGCGCTCAGCGTCAAACCCCGCACCTAACTGGGTTAGACAAAGATTTATCGTTGAGGGCACGGAAAAGGGGAGAATTTTTGTTCCCTCAAGGCTGACCGATAACCCTGGAATTGACGCAGATTCGTACCGTCAGGCTCTTCAGGCTCTTGACCCCATTGAGCGCAGGAGACTTGAAGAAGGTGACTGGTGGTCAACGACCCTTGGAACACTGTTCCAAAGAGAATCTGTGGTAATCATTGACCAAGAAGAAGTTCCTACCGTCACATCTGCTGCCCGAGTGGTGAGGTTCTGGGACCTTGCGGCTACCGAGCCATCTCAGGTGACCCCCAATCCAGACTGGACGGTTGGTACATTGATGCTGTTTGATGGCGGAATTGCTTATATTTTGGATGTTAAGAAAGCCAGAGTTCGTGGCGAGAAGGTTGAGCAACTAGTCGCTCAAACTGCATATGAAGATGGTCGTGGCGTGGCTATCAGAATGGAGCAGGAACCTGGTTCTTCAGGAAAGGCGCTAGTTGACCAATACGCAAGATATGTGGTTCCTGGTTATGACTTCCAAGGCATAAGGTCAACTGGAGACAAGGTCACCCGTGCGAGACCGTTTGCTGCTGCTGTTGCTAATGGCAATGTCAGAGTTATTAGAGGAACATGGCTAAGCGATTGGATGGATGAACTTTCCTCATTCCCAGAGGCATGCGACCATGACGACCAAGTTGACTCTGCTGTTGGTGCATTTTCATATTTGACTGGCTTAGGGTTGCCACAAAGGAAAATCGTCAGTATCATCGTGTAGGTAACTACTATCTATAACGGAGAAACCCTTGTTAACACCAGCAGATTTACGAATTTTGCTTATGACCCTAGAGGACTTCCTCAATAGCGACGGCGTGACAGAAGCGCCATTAGAAGAAGCACTAGAGAACCTTGTTTTCTTGAACAAGGCAAAAAAGGAACTTGCCGACATATATGACTCTTTCGCAACAAAGATGATTGAGCGCATGAACACGGAAAAGTCAACAGATGTAAAACTTGATTCAGGAGTTGAACTGAAGTGTAAGTCTGGTGCTCCTCGCAAAGCATGGGATAACGAGAACCTGATGAAGACTGTTCATTCCAGATTGCGTCAGTCTTCTGTTGATATGGACACTGGAGAGGTTGGGTTGTCAGATGATGAAATCGTCCTTAAACTTCTTGACTACTTCCAACCGTCATATTGGCGAGTTGGGGCACTTAATGAACTCGGCATCAACGCAGACCAATACTGCGAAGTTGGCGAACCTAAAACAAGCATTGCTATTTATACAAAAGGTGAGAAATGATGGCTACTAAGAAGACCGTACTGGGCGAAGCCCTTGATGAAGTTTTGGCTACAGAGCCACAGCAGGACTGGCGTGAAGAGCGTAGAAAAGACATGCAGGAAGCCCAAGAGCGCATGACGAAAATGCACCACGACCTTTCCGAGCAGTTTCCTAAAGAAGTTGAGCGTCAACTTAAAAAGGGTGGAACTAGCCTTACCTATATTCCTGTCAGTGAAGTAATTAATCGCTTGAACAAGGTTCTTGGTATTGATGGTTGGTCATATGAAATCATCAAGTGCGAGCGAGATGCTCTTGACCCAGACTTTATTGTTGCTCATGTACGCATGACTATTTACCCAGGAGCAGACAAGTTTGTCAGTGCCGTTAAAGATGGCTTTGGTGGTCAGAAGATTAAGCGCACGAAGAACGGCGACATCGTTGACCTCGGTGATGAATTCAAGGGTGCAGTTTCCGATGCTTTAAAGAAAGCGGCTCAGTCGCTTGGTGTCGGTCTTTATCTTGCTCGCACAGAAGAAGCAATGGGCATTGAGCAAGAAGAGTCAATTGACCCAGCGATTGAAGCATTGTGGGAACAGTTCGTAGAACTGTCTCGCTCTCTTGACGCTGATAAGAAGACAAAACTTGGAGAGTTTTGGAAGTCTTACGCTGGTGAGCGACCAAAGCCGACAAAGGTGACAGCGAACAAGGAAGACCTTGAGGCGCTAATTAATCAGTGCGCAATAATGATTATGACGGAAGGTGAGTGAGTGCTAACACCACCACCACACCTTTCTCCATCTTCAATAGGAACATTCAACCAATGTCCGCTGAAGTTTAAATATTCAAAGATTGACGGCAAGCAAGAAGACCCTACAGAGGCGACCCTTATGGGCAACTTTGTTCACGATGTTCTTGAGACTCTCTATCACCAACCATCTGAAAGTAGAGACATCGGTCAGGCAAAACTGATTGCTGCTCGTCTATGGGAAGAAGGCTGGGGCGACAGAGTTAGGCCTTGGGTTAGGGGAGAAGAAAACATCAGGATGTTCCGATGGAAATCTTGGTGGTGCATTGAGAATCTATGGAAGATAGAGAACCCTATTTACCTTTCACCTACTGGCCTAGAGCATGAACTCAATGGCGAAATAGGCGGG